ACACTAAGTAATGCAAGCTATGTCGTAGCTCATAACGCTAAGTTTGATGTAGCTTGGTTACGTGAGATTGGTATTGACTGTGATATTAAGATCATCGACACCATGATCAACGAGTATGTATTGAGCAAGGGTATTCGTGGTAAGCTTAGTCTTGATGCACTATCTCAAAAGTATGACTCTATAAAAAAGCAAGATGTACTGAAGAATATCCTTAACAAAGGATTGAACTACAGTGATCTTCCTAAAAATATACAGATATCCTATCTACGTGATGACGTACTGGCTACTGCTGATATATTTCAGAAGCAAGAAAAGTTATTCAAACAACAACACAATCTATCTTTGATACCAATACGTGATCTCATGTGCCAGTTCTGTTCTGTACTAACTGACATAGAACGATCAGGTATGGCTATAGATCTCAACGTACTTACTCAGGTAGACAAAGAGTATGAGAGAGAACAAGCTCAGTTAAACTCTTATCTGAATCAGAAAGTTCGTTCTCTCATGGGTGATCTAGAGGTAAATCTTTCTTCACCAGAGCAGTTATCTCAAGTGATATATTCTTGCAAGTTAGTTGATAAGAAATCCTGGAAGAGTTTAATGAACATAGGGGTTGATCATAGAGGTAAGCCCTTGCCAAGACCTACTATGGATCTAAATAGCTTTAGAGAGGCAGTATCTAGCTGCTTTAAAAGATCCAAGAAGGTAAGATCAGCAAAGTGTCCATCCTGTAATGGTTTGGGTGGTTACTTTAAGGTCAAGAAGGATGGTACTAATTTTAAGAAGCAGACTAAATGTGAAGTCTGTGCAGGGAAGGGTACTATCTACATTGATCTGGAAGATAGGGGAGGTTTAAATTTGCCCCCTCGACTTTCCCTAGCTTCTGCTGGTGGTTTCAAGACTGACAAGAACACACTCAGTATGCTTCTGAATGAAGTGACTGAGCCAGAAGCTAAGAAGTTTATAGAGTCTATTGTGCGATTGTCAGCTATTGAAACGTACAGGTCTGCCTTTATAGAGGGCATACGAAAAGGTATTAAGAGTGATGGGTTGCTCCACGCAAACTTTAACCAGTGCATAACAGCAACTGGTAGACTAAGTAGTAGCAGTCCTAACCTACAGAATATGCCTAAAGGCAGACTCTTCCCTGTACGTAAAGCATTCGTTAGTCGATTTAAAGGAGGAGAACTTGTCGAAATCGATTACTCTCAACTTGAGTTTAGAGTGGCAGGAATACTCGCAACTGATGAAGTTGTTAAGCGAGAAGTCGAGTCTGGCTTTGACGTTCACGCCTATACTGCCAAAGTCCTCTCTGATAACGGAGAACCTACTGAAAGAGGAGCAGCTAAAGCTTCCACCTTCCGTCCTCTTTACGGGGGAACACAAGGTACAACTGCTCAACGAACCTATTTCAAAGAGTTCTTCAACAAATATAAAGGCATCTTTAAGTGGCATGAACATCTCCAAAACGAAGCCATCCAGCACAAAGTAGTCACCACTGCTACTGGTAGACAGTTTAGTTTTCCTGATTGTCAGAGAAACTTCTCTGGTACAGCTACATACAAGACACAGATCGTCAACTATCCAGTGCAGTCAGTAGCTACTGCTGAGATAGTACCACTTGGCGTAATAATATTATTCAACAAATTAAAGGAACTAGGACTACAAAGTATAGTAATTAATACTGTGCATGATAGTGTTCTCATTGACACTCATCCAGATGAACTAGATGTAGTCAAACAGATAGGCCCACAGTGTTTGCTGGAAGCGCAGCAGGAAGCAAAGAGAAGGTTTGGTTTGTCTGACTACATTCCACTTGAGGTTGAAATGTCTCAAGGAAAGAATTGGATGGAGCAGGAGGACTGCAATGGGTGAGCAATATGAATTAGATATAATAGATAAGAAACTAGAGCGTAAAATAAAATTAAAAAAGTCTGCGGAAGCTAGACAGAAAAAAATAGAATACAGGAGAGAATACGAGAAAAGACCAGAAGTTAGAAAAAGAAAAAATAAAGCGAAGGAAGCAAGAAGAAAAATAATAAGAACAGTAAAATCTCCTAAAGATATTACTAGACAATGGGCTTCTTTAAGAAGACAGAGGCTTGTAATACAAACGAGAAGAAGGAAAAATTTAAAGAATATATCTGTTAGATTAACAGCAGAAGACATTTTAGATTTGATACCTAAAGATTTAAAGTGTCCTATTTATAAAGTTCCTTTTGTTTTTAATGCTAATAGTCCTTGGAATTTATCTTTTGATAGAATAGATAATGAGAAAGAGTACACAAAAGATAACGTGGTTGTAGTTTCTGTAAAAGCTAATACAATAAAAAATACAGCTACATCAAAAGAATTATACAGAATAGCAGATTTTTATTATGAATTGGAGAAAAAACAACTTGACAAATGAGCAGTTTTATGTTATAAAGGTTTCTTTTTTGAAAGGTGAAATACATGAATGAATTAGCAACAATAGATACAATGTCTGATAACCTAGATGCCCTATACTCTGTTATAGATACAGGGCCAACTTTAGCTAGGGCTAGGATAAATAGAGACAGTTCCGTAGAGGTGGATGGAGAGTTGGTAAGTAATATACCAGTTCCATCTATTGCTCTGGAGCATCCTGAACATGGTGATGTATACTCTGCTGATGTTTATATCAGAGTATTCTTAGATACTATGCAAACAGCAGTGTTTGATTCTGATGCAGAGAAGTTTAGTAATATGTCTCAGCACTTTCAGAACTTTGGCAGCACTGCTTTAGATTGGCATGGTGGTGACAAATGTGGTTGGATTCCTAGTAAGGAGAAGGAGAAGCTACGAGGCGTAGATCCTATAGCCTATGCTAACGCAACCAAAGTCAAACTATACAGACACGTATTTGGTTTGATGCGTATGGAGAAGCCTATGATTCCAGGATCTAATGAGAAGGTAGAGATTAATGAAGTGCCTTTTCGTATGAAGCTTGGACCTTCTAACTTCATGGAAGTAAGCAAGGTTATCAAGGCAATGATGCATCAACAGAGTAAGCCTTACAACCATGAGATGAAGATCTCGTTTAAGCTGGAGAAGCGAGGTTCTAATAAGTGGTTTGTATTGAAGTATCAACCAATACTAACTAAGATGCATCCTCTAACTGATGAAACTAGGGGATTGATTACAGACTTTGTAGATTTAGTTAAGAGAGAGAATGAGCAAGTCTCTGATAAAATGCGAGAGTATTCTGAGACAAAAACTGATGATGACTTTAGTGATATCATTGAAGGTTAATTATGGACATAGCCACTAAGTTAGAAGCTTTTCTAGCTGGTGAACCTAAGATACCCGATGATATAATCTTTCGGGCTAGTCAGATGTTCAACAACAAACTAGGTAAGTTTAACTTTACGAGAAAGAGGGGAGCAGGTCTTCCCTCTATGTCTCAAGTGGGTAAGCCTTTCTGCCAACTCCATGCTGAGAAGTTAGGATGGGATAAGGTAGCAGAGACTGACTCCTTTAAAATTAAAATGTTATATGGAGATATGACAGAGGTTATTGCAGTCGCTTTACTACTGGCTGCAGGGGTTGAGATAGTTGACCTAAATAAACGAATAGTGCTTCAGACAGAGGCAGGTGATATACGAGGTGAACTCGATCTTATCATACGTGAGGGTAACTCACATTCTCTGTGGGATATCAAGAGTGCATCGAGGTTTGCATTTGAGAAGAAGTTTGAATCCTATGATGCACTAAAGAATAACGATGACTTTGGTTATCTAGAACAGTTATATGGATATACTAAAGCAGAAAGGAATGAGACACCTGATATAAAAGCTGGTGGTTGGATCGCCATCAACAAGGAGTCAGGTGAAATGAAGGTTGTTAAGGCTGATCCAGATGATGAGGAAGCGTATACAACTAAGATAAACGACACAATAACTAAGTACCTCAAGGCTGATGAAAGTAACTTTGAACGCTGTTTTGAGGATGAACCTGAAACCTTTTATAAGAAACTAACAGGTAATCGTAAGTTAGGTAAGACTTGTTCATACTGTAACTTTAGATATTCTTGTTGGCCTGATTTAGTCTATGCGAAAAATCCAAGGTCCAAGTCGGCAACGGCATACAACTACTACACGGTCCTCAAAGATTAAAGTCTCCTCTGCCAAAGCTAAAGGCAGAAGATTGCAACAGTGGGTACGAGATTACCTACACTCTAATCTAAAAGGTATAGAGAAGGATGATGTTACTTCTACTCCAGGTGGAGTGAATGGTCCTGATATAGGGCTTAGTCCACTTGCAAGGAGGTTGTTTCCTTGGACGGTAGAATGCAAGTCACGTTCATCCTTCTCTATTTATTCTGCGCTAGAACAAGCAGAGAAGAACCTAATAAAAGGAACTAAACCAGTTGCCATATTAAAGGGCGATAGAAAGCGTCCTATGGCATTACTTTATGCAGAAGATCTAATGGAGATTTTAATATGTTCGATGATAAAAAACAAAAAGTAATACATCAAGTTACAGTACCAGATAATACATTCTCTATCTTCTGTAACTACGATGAAGACACAAGAACTATAAGTTTATATGTAGGAGACTTTACATCTGATGAGTTAGCAGGTGGTCCTGCCCATGAGATGTTGCTAGAGATTGGTGACAGTATTACTATGATGCTTGAAGCCACTATACAGAATGCAGTATCGCAGTCTACTGGTGATGGTAAGGTAGAATTAAAACCAATAGAGAAAGTAAAAAACATAGACGGTAATATAATATATGCAAACTTTTCAAAGAGGATACACTAATGGCAGTTGATATGGTCAATCACCCACCACACTACAATCAAAATAATGTAGAATGTATAGATGCAATAGAAGCAGCTACAGGACCAAACTTTAAATTCTATCTACAAGGTAATGTAATGAAGTATCTTTGGAGGTTTGAGTATAAAGGTGAACCAATAAAAGATTTAAAAAAAGCACAGTGGTATCTTGAAAGACTGATAAAAGAAGTTACTCTTGAAGAGTACGAAAAATATGGAGATACTTCCAGTGATAGTATTTGTTAGAATAACTGCTGATGTAGATAAGGATGCTTCATGGCTACCTGCTGATGGAGTAACAG